AGGAGCGACGCACCGGTCCCGACGAGCGTCCCGACCGCGCCGAGGTTGGCCTGGGTCTGGCGCTCGCGACCGGCCGCCTCGAGCATCACGCCCTCGCGGCGCGCGATGTCGGCACGCCGGCGGAGGTCGGCGGACTCCACGCGGTAGCCCCACGCCTCGCGCGCGGCGTTCGTGCGGATGGTGAGCGCGTCCAGCTCGCCGAGGAACGCGGCGTCCGCCTGCACGTCGACGGCCGAGCCGAAGCCGACGTCGATGTTCGAGCTGGCGAACGCGGCGCGCTGGGCGCCGATGGTCCCCCGGATGCGCTGCCGGAACCGAGCCTCCTCCTCGGCGCCGCGCTCGATCGCGTCCTGGCCCTGCAGGTCGGCGACGGCCGCGTTGTAGTCGATCAGTTCCGCCTGGCTCTCGGCCGCCTGGCGCTCGGCCTCGCCGGCGCGCCGCGCGGCCCGGCCGGCCTTGACCTGGCCGATGACCGACGTCGCGGTCCCGATCCCGGTCAGCGTGAGCGCTAGCGCGGTCGTGAATCCGGCCATCGGCTACGCCTTCGCGCCTCCGTAGAGCGCCGCGGCCGTCTGTGCGCGGCGGTGCCCTTCGTCCTGGTCCCCGTCGGCCGGCGCCGGCGCCAGCGCCAGGTCGGTGATCTGCAGGGTGACGTCGCGGTGGCGGTGCGCCTTGCCGTCCTCGACGTTCTCCCGATCGCTGACCGAGGTCACTTCGACACGCGCGTGGAGCATGAGCGCGCGGCCGACGTCGGGCAGCTCCGCGAGGGCGAGCTTCTCGAGGGCGTCCTCGTCGAGGCGAACCTCGAGGCCCCAGGGGTAGACCGGCCGATCGGCCGGCACGCTCTCGGCGTACTTCTCCTCGCGTGCCTTCGGGTCGATCTTCATGTTCGTGAGCTTCAGCCCCGATGCGTGCGCCACGTGGGCACCTCCTCGCGCAGTGCGCCTGCGCCTCTCGCGAATGGTTGAGCTTGGGGCCCGCCTTTGGTAGAGTGCCCGGCAGGAGGCTGTGCCATGCGCGGAGGACTCGACGGCACAGACGTCGCCGGCACGACGGGTGCCGTCCTGTTTGCCGGCACGGCGAACCGCTCGGACCCTGATCCCACCGAATCCCCGAGGACGCTCGGCACGATTCTGATCGTGGACAACGATGCCGTCCTCCGGATGTTGCTCACGAAGTTCCTCACCTTTGTGGGCTACACGGCGCTCGAGGCGCGCTCGGGCGCCGAGGCCCTGAAGCTCGCCAAGCGCCATCCCGAGACCATCGACCTCCTGCTCACGGACGTCATGATGCCGGGCATGAACGGCTTCGAGCTGGTCGAGGTGTTTCCCGATTTCCATCCAGAGACGAAGGTGCTGTACATGTCCGGCCACGTCTTCGACGTTCCCGCCGTCGGTGATGCCGCCAAGGCGCATCCGGACGCGTTCATGATCAAACCGTTCTGGGCAGAGCAGCTCCTTGAGAAAGTCCAGAGCCTCCTGCCCAGCCCGGGACCATCCGGCCAGAGCTGAGCGTCGACCGCGAGCGTCATCGTCATCCTCCCAGCTCCACCTGCGGCAGCACGCCGAGGATCGTCAACGGCAGCGGATCGGTCTGCCGAATCAGGACCCGCCCGTACTTGTCGAAGCCGGACGTCAGGCTCATCTCGACCTGCCCGGTCACGGCTGGCGCCGTCGACTCGTGCGCCGCCGGCTCGAAGCGCCGCAGGTGATCGACGTCGGGTCCGGCGCGGAACGCCCGCGAGGACGACTCGAGGAGCACCGACAGGCCGGCGACGCGCTTCCGCTTGTCACGCACGGACGAGCCCTCGACGTCGAGGTCGAGCGTCTCGATCTCAGCCACGATGCGGAGCCCGACGTGGATCGCGCTGTAGGCGGCCGGCAGGTTAATGGCGCCGCCAGAGACGCGGAAGGACTCCGCGTTCACGCCGTTCGGGTCGCCGCTGTACACGACCTGGCCGTCGCCCAGGACCGCGACGACCTCGCCCTCGAGGTGGTCGAGCCCGGTCACGTTCGACGTCGGCGCGCCGGCGTAGCTCAACCCCGAGTCGACGAAGAACGCCTCCGTGTTGAAGTCGAGGATCTCGCGGCTCTCGAGGCGCTCGATGTAGCGCACGGTGCCGCCGTCGATCGTCCGGCGCACGATGACGTAGACGGCGTCCTCCTCGTTTTCGGGCACCACGCAGACGTGCTCGAAGACGCCGCTGGTGTCGTGGCGGTGCCAGCCCCAGATGTCGTGCTCGCGCAGGTAGGTCAGGCCGAGCAGCACGCCATCGGACCGGACGACCCACACGATCGAATGCGGCACCTGGGCGTAGTCCAGCTCGGCGACCGTGTACGGGTCGAACAGGTGCGAGGCGTAGATGGTGAGGTCGCGCCCAGCGAACCCCTCGACGGTCTGCGTGAACTGCAGGTCGCGCACGATCGAGCCGCGCGCCTGGACGTAGACGATCGCATTGCCGATCACGACCGGCCGCACGTCGTCGGCGCCGTAGTACGCCTCCTGGTCGGCGCTCAGCGCGCTGGGCGAGAGGACGCCGTCCGCGCCGCCGCGGACCACCCACTCCCCGCCGTCGGTGAGCACGACGAGGCTCTTCAGGCCGACCAGGTTCCGCACCGGGTGATGCTGGTTCCCCGCGATCTTGAACGTGATGGCGTCGTCGTCCTGGAGCGGGCTCGAGATCGCGAAGTTCGACGGGAAGCCGACCCGCGATCCCCACATGGCGTCAGGCTCGTTCGCCGTGTGCGCGAAGAACCGCCGCTGCTGGTAGTGCGCCGCCCGCTTCGGATAGTTCCCGCTCGTCGCGAACAGCGTGCGCGCGAGCGGCGGCGTCACCGTGAAGTCGGGAACGAAGCCGGAGTCCTTGAACTGATTGACGCCGGTCGCCGTGCCGATGAAGCCGAAGGTGCCGTTGCCGTACGGATCGGCATAGAGGTAGTACTCGGCCGCACCCGTCACCGCGTCCCAGTCGAGGACGTGCGGCGCGTCCGGCGTCGGCTCGGCGACGCCGGTATTCACGACGACGTTGGAGACGAGGGACTCCTCGTAGGTCTCGGCCAGCGCCGCCGTCACGACGTAGGCGGCGTAGCGCGTCCCTGTGCCGCCCGGCGTCAGCACGAGATTCTCGGGCGCTGGGGTCGTCGGCGCGGTCGTGATGGCCTGGATGACCCAGCGCGTCAGTTCCACGAAGATCAGCTCGTGCGGTTGGGCGCTCTCCTGCGTCAGCGTGATGACGCGCCCGCTCTGGACCCAGGAGAAGGCCGCCGTCCCGAACGGATGCGGCAGCTCGAGGAGGCTGCCGGGCATCGCGTACCAGTAGGTGGCGTTCGGTGGCGCGTGGTTGGTGTGCGCCTTCACGCAGTAGTAGTTCACGCCGCCCGACTCGGCGATGTCGCCGATGACGTAGGCGGTCGCCCCGGACCAGGCCGTGACGCCGCTCACCTGGACGGCCGCGCCGGCCTTGAAGAACCGGAGGTAGCCGTCCCCCGCCTCGATGAGGATGCTCTCGCCGGCGACCTCGGAGTTGTAGCGCAGCAGGCGGACCGTCGACGCGTTGGTCTTGCACGGCGAGACGTAGCGGAACCCCGCGCGGTTGGAGACGCCGCCGGAGCGCAGGACGAGGAAGTTCCGGCACGTCCGCAGGCCGGTGAGGTACTTGGCCTGGTCCGCACGGGCGTAGAGCGCCGGCGCCAGCTCGCCGCCGGCAAACGCTCGCTGGACCACGCTTTCAGTCGCCATCGATCACCCGCGCGCCAGAATCCAGTCCGCGTCGTCGCCGCCGCGGCTCGGCTGCTGCTCCCGGGCGTCCGCCACCTTGGCCTCGAGAAGCTTCGCGCGGTACATCGCCCAGGCGTACTGAGCCATCCGTTCGCGCGTCGCGCGACCCGCCTGTTTCGTCGGCGGGGCCGGGTGCTGTTCGAGGGTGGGCTCGGGGCCGCGCCCGCGCTGCTCGACGGCCTCGGGCTCGACGGTGGCCAGCGAGGGCGCGAGGCTCGCCGCCAGGCGCCACGCGAACGCATCCTGGAACAGCGCGTCACTTTGCAGCACGGCGCCGTCGATCCGCGCGGTGTATTCGAGGACCGGGTCCTCGAGGTCGCAGAAGAGCAGGCCGCCGGTCGCATCGGTCGTCGTGCGGAACTGGTCGGGCGACGGGTCGAAGCGCCGGCCGGTGCCCGGCCGCACCAGCCGGCGGGCGAACACGCCGTCGGGCGGCAGCCGATAGCTGAACGTCCAGTCGGCGTTGACCGGCGCGTCGACCGCGCCCGCGACGAGCGTCAGGGGGTCCTGGTAGCGCGTCGCGAAGGCCCACGGATGGTCGCGGAGCGTTGAGCGCAGCTCCGTCTCGAAGATGACGGCCGCCGCGACCGCCTCGCGGCTCTGCTCCGTTGTCAGGTTGGCGATCGTGCGGGCGCCGATGCGCACGAGCGCCCGGTTGACGACGGCGACGTTCGCCGCGGCGGCGGCGGGGGCGGTGTCCAGCGATCCGGCGGCCGGCCGCGGGCCCGGGTTGCCCGGCCGGAGGATCTGCCACGCCTTCGCGATCGTCGCCTGATACCGTTCCTCGCAGTACGTGGCCCGGTCGGCGATGCGCGACAGGCTGGGCGCGAGCGAGGCCGCAAGGCGCCAGATGCACGCCTCGCGGAAGAGCGCGTCGCCGAAGCGCGCCGGACACGTCGGCCACGCGGTGTATTCGAGCTGCGCGTTCGCCTCGTTCGTCAGGATGAGCCCGCCGCCGGTGTGGACGCCCTGCGCGTCCACCGTGGCGTCGCTCGAGAGCTGGAACGGCGGCGGCGTCGGATCGACCGCGCCCGCGCGATCGACGACGAGGCGCCGCTCGAAGATGCAGTCGCCCGGGCGCCGGTAGGCGTACGTCCAGTCCCGATTGACCGGCGTTGTCGGCGACCCGCTGACGAGCGTGAGGGTCGAGTAGCGCGTCGCGAACGGCCACGGGAAGTCGCGCAGCGTCGTCTTCACGTCCTGCAGGTAGTAGCGCCGGATCGCGTAGGCTTCCTCCGTCGTCTCCGTCTCGAGGTCGGCGACCTCGCGGCCGTGGCCGATCTGCGAGAGCGCCAGGTTCCCGACCTCCTGCGTGTAGGGCAGACAGTCCCCGCTGATCTCGGGCGGCAATTCGGGCGGCAGCGTCGGCGGCTCCGGCGGCTCGGTTGGGCCTTCCGGCGGGAACGTCGGCTCCTCTCCTGGCGGCGGTGACGGCCACGGGCCCTGCCCGGGTGGGAGGGTGCCCGGGTCGACGGGCCAGAACTCGCCGTTGCCACTCCAGCCATTGCCGCCGTCCTCCTCAGATCCCGGGACGACGAAGTAGTTGTAGGTGACGCCGTTGGCGTTGAGACTCGAGCCGACCGTGATCTCGTCGATGCCGCCCGCGATGATCGCGGTCGTGACCGTGGTTCCGCCCGCGATTGGCGAGCTGGTGTTCGTCGTGTGCGAGGGGTCGCGCACGTAGCCCGCACCGGCCGTCGAGCTGAGGTAGGCCCACAGGGGGTAGCGTCCAGAGGCCGGCGTGAGCGGGATCGTGCGCGTCGCGGAGCCGTTGCCGACGTAGCTTCCGATCTGAACGATGCGGCCGGCACCAGGATCGCCGCTGCCGTCGTTGCGCCGAAAGGCCGCATACGCGAGGCTGCTAGCCCCTGCGAGATATAGAGCATCGTCCGAGACGAGGTTGCCCTCTTCGATGCTCAGCGCACCGGCCGACTCCGACGTCGCCACCTGTTGGGCCCCATCCGCAGCGTGACCTGGGCCTTTGAACCAGAGCGCCACCGCCGTCGAGGTTCCCACGTCCTCTTGCATCAGCCATACAGCGTTCGGCTCAAATGTCGGATAAGGCAGGGGATTGTCACGCGGGCCAGAGCCGGTCTTATGATTGAAGGCTCCACAGATGACGTTCCGCATCCAGGGATCTGCGATGCCGATGTACTGATAGCTCACTCCGGAGAGGTTCGACTGAGCTTGGTTCCCGGCGACGCGAAGCCGAGCCTGCTGCTCGGCTTCGTCTTCCGCGGCCGGCGTCAAGAACTCCAGCAGCGCCTGGGCCATGCCCTGCGGTCGGTTCGCAAGACCGTAGGATCGGTGCGCCCCGAGCATCGACGACCACCACTTCACACCACCTTGATCACCAGTCAGGGGCCGGACAATCCAGAAGTGAACTGGCAATTTCAGCAGGATGTCCTGCCCGATGTCGTCGCCGATATAGAGACCGCCGACGATCATGAGCGGGGCAAGCGGTGGCGTGGCCGAGCGCACCCACGGGCTCTGCGGATAAGGCGCGTTGTGCGGGTGCCGCACAAACACTTTGCCCTCGAGGTCGGGGTATTCTTCGACGTTGATGTCTTCCTGCGCGAACACGCCGACACACTCGACGACGGCGTTCAAGGCCCACACTGTCGCCAAGCTCGTATTGTCGGCCTTCTCGTGAATCAGCTTGACCCCAGTCCACTCGTCGGTATCGAGCGGCTCGTAAATCTCGCCCGCAGGTTGCCAGAGCCGGCTATTCCACTGGACAGCCCCTGACTCCACGATCGTGTCAAGGTCTTCGACAGCGTTAATGCTCCACCCGAGCAGACCG